CGCAGGTCAGATCGTTTTGTTCGCAACAAGCATTTTCAAACTGACATGTACTTTGAAAGTCTTAAAATGACTTCGGTAATTGGTATGAACAGCAGAACCCGGGGTAGTAATGTGGTTGAAGTCAGTTTTACCATACTTGAACCATTTAGTGTAAGTTTTGTTGAAAGACTGCTGGCAGTGGCCAATGACCTTGATGTACCGAGTTGGGATCAAATGTTTCTTATGCTGCAAATTGATTTTTTCGGTAATACCGATGACGGCGAAATAGTTAACCCATTGCCAGATCATACCAAATATATACCTGTTAAAATTATAGATGTCAACATCCGTGTTGATACCAAGGGTGCTGAATACAAGTGTACAGCTATTCCAGCCAGTCATACCAGCATGATGGAATCCAGTGCTAGTACACCGGTTATATTTGAAGTGCTGTCAAAGAATCTAGGTGATTTTTTCAGCAGTACTGGTGCCGATGTTAATTTGAAACCCGAAAACAATCAACGTGAAGACACCGGAGGTACCAATGCTAATCCTGCTGCAAATTCTGTAAAAATTTATAGCTTTGTTGATGCCATGAACAAGCATCAACGAAATTTAAAAGATGACAAACTACAAGACACAGCTGATGAATATAAGTTTGTAGTGCCTAAAAGCATTGCTAGTGCTACTGTACTACACAAACCTAAAATTAATGCTGCTGGCAATTTGCCATCGCAAATCAACAATAACCAAACTAAAACCAGTAGCAAGCCAGATTCAGAGCGTGAAGTTACTAGAATCAATGCAGGAACCAGTGTGCTAGATGTTGCTAACCAAATGATCCGAAACAGCTCTTATTTTATTGATCAAATAGACACTGAAAACGACGGTGAAGTTAGCACAGATACACCTATTAAAGCATTTAAGTTTCTCACTGAGATAAAGTTAGGGGAATGGGACAAGAAGAGAAAGAAGTACCAAAAGTTTATAACCTATCATATCAAAGAATATAGTTATTATAACACTAAATTCCTTAAAACTAGACGCAGCATACCCAGTAAATGGGTCAAAGAGTACTACTACATGTACACTGGGAAAAATCAACAAATCATTGATTTTACCATTGATTTCAATACCATGTTTATTACCAATGTCAGTGCTTTTGCGGATCGTAAAGATCGAAACCAAGTCAATAACGCAGACAGCGGTCCTAGTAGTGCTATTGCTGAAAGCGATTCTGGTAAAATTCAAACCAATAGACCCAACTATGTGGTCAGTCAAACCAGTGTGCATGCTACCGGAACTGCTAATCTGAGCAAAGAGGCTGTGGCAGCTGGAGACTTGTACAAAAGCATGATGAGCAGCTCGCGTGGTGACATGATCAATGTGCGTTTGAAAATTGCTGGTGATCCAGAATTAATCAAGCAAGATGACATTTTTATTTCTCCAAACCGCATGGGCACAGAAGTAATGGTAGGCAACAGCGTCAACATGGATGCTGGTGAAGTGCATGCTTATCTTACTTTTAAAACTCCCGAAGACATAAACATGAACACAGGATTGTACGATGGGTTAGACAGCGGACGCAATGCATTTTCGGGCATATACAAAATTGTAACCGTAGACAATGAGTTTAGTCGTGGACAATTTACACAAACACTAGAAATGATTAGATTGTTTGATCAAGAAGATCAAACCAGTGCCAGTCGCAGAATTGATCCTAGAAACATACCAGCCAGTCAAGGTGATCTAATCGCAAGGGAACAATTTGCCATGGCCAATGAGGCACCAGCAGTGCCACCACCGCCCATAGAACAAGGTGATGCTCGTGTGGCAGAAACCATGGCCACTAGAACTACCAGTCAAACACAAACTACGCCTACACCCAGTGGATCCACACAGCAATCTAACCCCAGCGGTCGACGTGTGCTGCCTTCGTTTGTACCTGATATTAGACCCAATCTAAATCAAAGATTACAAACAGTGCGTGATCAACCTGTGACTCCAGTAACTGGGTTTATACCAAACAGTGAATAATTATGTCAATCAACAGCGATAAACGTATTGGTCGTCGAGTACCAGAACATATTAGACGCGAGGATGCCGAAGGTGTTCGTTATGATTCTGGTCCATATATCGGCAAAGTCAAGAATAACAGCGATCCTACACGCAGCGGAAGGCTGCAAGTATGGATTCCTGACTTAGGTGGCGGTGATGAAAGTGATCCTGCTAACTGGCGTACAGTAAGCTATGCCAGCCCATTTCTGGGCAGTACTGTACAAGAGCCGCCTGATCCTAAAAGAAATAACAGTAAAAATAAAGAAAACAGTTTTACTCAGGTACGTCATACCTATGGAATGTGGTTTAATGTACCAGACTTAGACAATTTAGTACTTTGTACATTTGTGGCCGGTGATGCCATGCGCGGATTCTGGTTTGCTTGTATACCTAACCAATTTGGACATCACATGATTCCAAATCTAGGTAGCTCAGACAAGGTAGATGCCAGCAATATCAAAGATCCCAAGGTGCGTGCGATCTATAAACCAGGACTAGCTTATCCAGTGGTGGAAAGCAACGAGTACAGCGATAATTACTCCTGGGAAAATTTACTGGTAAACAAGAAACCCCTGCATGAACCTCAGGTTAAGATTCTAGTAGAACAAGGTACTGATAGAGAAAATCTAACTCGTACCAGAGGAATCATCAGCGGAACCAGTCAACGTGACACTCCAAGCGGAGTATTTGGTGTAAGCACTCCAGGTAGGCCTTTTGGGCGTAATCCTCCTACACCAGATGCCACTGATCAGGAAAAGATTATTCGAACTCGTCAAGGTGGGCATAGTTTTGTCATGGATGACGGAGACGTCAATGGCGCAAATAATCTAACTCGCTGGCGTTCTGCAGGTGGTCATCAAATTTTAATGGATGACACCAATGGTATCTTTTATATTAGTAATAACACAGGTAGTACCTGGATTGAATTACTAAGCACCGGGCATATCAATGTCTATAGTTCAGCTAGTATCAACATGCGTACCGCCGGTGATTTTAATTTACACGCTGACAAAGATATCAATATCAATGCTGAAGGCAGTTTAAAGATCAAAGCCAAGCAGCAGTTGGGCATTGAAACTGACAGCTTTAGTCTAAACGCCACGCAAGCAGCGACCATATTTGCACAAAATCTACAGCTAGGCGCTAACGGTAGACTGGATCTCAGTACCTCAGGTGGGGGTAGTTTTACTGCCGGCGGACCATTGATGTTTACTGGCAAGCCCGTTGGCTTGAATTCAGGTCAAGGGCCTGTGGTCAGTAGACCCAGTCCATTGGCTTGTTGCAGTCATCAAGACACCAAGAAGGACTCAAACGGTCAATGGCAGCAGGAAGAAGGACGTATTAAAAGCATAGTTAAGATTTTACCGGCTCATGAACCATGGACTAGAAAAACTGGTCCTAGCAGTTCATTGGCCAGTGGCAGCTCAGCTGGCACGCAAGCTAGTGTTCCTCTGGAAGGTACAACAGCTCCTAGCACTGGATCACCTACTGCAAGATCGGGTGTGCTAACTGACAGCTCGGGTAGAGTGGTTACAGATAGTTCAGGTAATCCTGTACAAACAGGATCAGGAACCACTGATGCCGGACCAAACGCAGCCAAGGATAAAAAGGTTGAACGTCCAGCACCATCAAGATTAATCAATGACACCAACACTACTGCACCTAAACAAGGACTAGGACCTTTGACTCCAGAACAGCTCAGAGCCTGGAAGATTCAAACCGGTTACGCTGAAAGCGGACTAGTCTATGACAAAACAAATCAGTTTGGTTATTTAGGCAAGTACCAAATGGGCGCCGCTGCCTTGGCAGATTTAGGTTATATTAAATTAGATGCTTATAGATTATATGGTCAGCGTGCCTTAGATTATCCCAGCAGTTGGACTGGTCGCGATGGCATAGCCAGCAAAGGTGAATTCCTAAGCAGCAGCTCGGTGCAGGAAAATGCCATGGACAGGTTGGCCTCTATCAACTATAACCGTATGGTACAAAGCGGCACCATTAGGTCCTCGGATTCAGCTGACATGGTAGCAGGTAAACTCAGTGTGGCTCACCTATTAGGTTCTGGCGGTGCTAATACTTGGACTAGAACTGGATTAGGACAAGATGCCAATAACACCTCAGGAACCAGATACTATAATGAAGGACGTTATGCTGTAATTCAGCTGGCCCGTGGTCCATAAATATTAATATGACTACATATTCTGGTTTTAGTACCTACCGCCGCGTTAGAAAATATCGTGTTACAGATTTTGATTTAGTAAAACAAGATCTGTACAATCATTTTCATATACGTAAAGGCCAAAAGCTCATGAACCCAAATTTTGGTACTATAATTTGGGACCTTCTCTACGAACCATTTACTGAGTCAGTGAGAGAAGCTATCGAAAAAGACATACGCACCATTGTGGCCTATGATCCCAGAATTGAAGCAGAAAAGATTACCATAACTGAATTTGTTAATGGTATCATGGTTGAACTAGATATTGTATACAGGTTAACCAACGAGTCATCGGCATTGGCACTGAAATTTGAACGCGATGCAGCCCTTAGAGCTGCTGGTGAATAAATGCCCATATAATGTCTAAATAAATACAAGAACTGGGTATAAGTAATGGCCATTATTAGTCGTCAAACCGGATTATTAGCCGCAGAAAATTGGAAAAAGATTTATCAGACCTTCCGTGAGGCTGACTTTACTGCCTACGACTTTGAAACCTTGCGTAAGAGCATGATAGATTACATCAAGGTAAACTATCCCGAAGACTACAACGATTTCACAGAAAGTTCAGAATTTGTAGCACTAATTGATCTTATTGCATTTTTAGGACAGAGTTTAGCGTTTAGAATGGATCTAAATGCTAGAGAAAATTTTGTAGACACCGCAGAACGTCGTGACAGCATACTGAAATTAGCCAGACTAATCAGTTATAATCCCAAACGCAGCATACCTGCCACCGGATATCTTAAAATTGACAGTGTCAGCACCAGTGAAACTGTGTATGACAGTGACGGTAACGATCTGAGTAATGCCATTATTAACTGGGATGATGTCAGCAATGAAAACTGGTTAGAACAGTTTACTACCATTGTTAATGCCGCCATGGTTAATACACAAATGGTTGGGCGCCCAGCCAATAGCCAGCGTATCAACGGTATTCGCAATGATGAATACAGCATAAACATTCTCAACAACATTGTACCTGTGTACCGATTCGAAACTGTGGTAGAAGGTCAACGTACAGGGTTTGAAGTGGTCAGTGCAACCAGTGCAGATCAAAGCTATGTCTACGAATCGGCACCACGTGTAGGCAATGCTTTTAACATACTGTACAGAAATGACAACACCGGTAACAGCAGCAATAACACAGGATTTTTCCTATATTTCAAACAAGGTGAACTAGGCAGTGTTGATTTCAGCATTGAAGAAATGTTGCCTAACAAAATTGTCAACATTGATATCAACAATATCAATAACTCAGATGTGTGGCTATACAGCGTAGATTCTCAAGGACTAGTACAAGATCTATGGCGAGATGTACCTGCTACGTCAGGTATTAACATTATCTACAACAGCAAACAAGAACGCAATTTATATCAAATCAACAGCAGAGCCAATGACCAAATCAGCTTGGTATTTGGTGACGGATCATTTGCCAACATTCCTCAAGGTAATTTTAGGCTTTATTATAGAACCGGCAACGCACTAACTTATACAATTACACCAGACGAAATGCGCGGAATCACTATTAGTATGAACTATGTAAGTCGTACTAACAGAATAGAAACTATCACATTCCGAGCCAGTCTACGATACACAGTGGCCACTGCGTCAGCACGAGAAAGCATAGACGATATTAGACAGCGTGCTCCACAACAATACTATACACAAAATCGTATGGTCACTGGGGAAGATTATAACATTCTTCCCTATACCAGTTATTCAAACATTGTCAAAGCCAAGGCCATTAATAGGACCAGTGTGGGATTGAGTCGTTATCTAGATGTCTTAGATACCACTGGCAAATATTCTAGCACCAACATATTTGGTGAGGATGGCGTACTGTATCGCGATGATCATGTTGATATATTAAATTTTAGTTTTGCCAGCACTGCCGACATACTCAAGGTTATACAAAATCGAATTATTCCAAGCATAGTAGACAGCCAAGAAATGCTGCACTACTACTATGCCAACACTGTTGAGCAGTTACCCGAAATCAGTCCTGTAACAGAAGCTAATTTAAAGAATTCAGTGCTGTATACCATTGTGAGTACAGGTACCACTGATTTCACACAGTACGGTGCAGCTAATAATATTTCAGGCACACGCTTTGTTGCCAGTAATGCCGGACCAGTGGTGCGTGGTTTTTCGGTTACTGCGTCTGGTAATTCAGCTTATGTACTCAACAGTGTTAATAATCCCAATATTGATATACGAGTTGGTGATACCATTAACTTTACAGTTAGCATAGCCGGACATCCGCTATGGATTAAAACTGCACACACCACTGGCAATGCCAATTTGGTAACCACTGGTACTATTAGTAATAATGGTGTTCAGTCTGGCACTATTAGCTGGAATACCACTGGCGTCGTGCCGGGTGTGTATTATTATCAATGCCAAAATCATTTAGGCATGTATGGTAATATCAATGTTAGAAACTGGGGCACCGGTATAACCAGAACCGACATGCTATGGAATCTAGCTCAAATTGGTGACAGCACAGTAAATGGTTATTTTAGTTATAATGCTTCAGCTGCTCCAATTGGACCAACCTCTTTGAATCGTAATAGATTTATTGTGCCGGGCGCACTGGTACGTTTCAGAGCACCAGAAGGTCAATACTTTAACGCTACTAATACTTTAGTAGCAGGAACACCAACTCGTGCTGAAGACAGCAATGTGGTTTATTCAGCCATAATGCAGGTCAGCAATAACGGAACCAACAACGGCGCTGGTACATATGCCAATGGGATAGGACCGGTTAGTTTAAATTTAAAAGTTCCTACAGGTGCCATAGTAGATCGTGTTACACCGGTGTACAAGAATACTCTCAACGATGCTATTGTAGCAGCAATGGTCGCCTATATCCGGGACTTTAAGAATTTTGGCTTACGCTATGATATAACCACGCAGACATGGCAACTAATAGATACTGCGCTAATTGATTCTGCTACAAATTGGTATTTGAAATTTGTCTACAATTTTGCCAATGGTCAGTATTCAGTATCTAGTAGAAGTATTCGCTATGTGTTTCACAGTCCAGCTGAAACTAATTTTTACTTTGATGAGTCACAGCGTATCTATGACAGTGTGAATAACACTGTGATTGAAGATAACATACGTGTATTACGCACCAATCCGCAAGCTGATAGTGCTGTGCCATTGGGACGTGACTATGAGTTTAAGGTCTTTAAGAATATTGTTGGCACTGACGGATACACAGACAATCGAAGCATCATGGTCAGCTATACTGACACCAACAATGACAGTGTACCCGATTATCCTAATGTGTTTGAATCAGTGGTTTCGCCTACGGTAAACCCAAATAATAAACTAGTGTACTTTGAACAAATACAAGACAGTAATCGATATGTAAGTTTAAAAGCCGTGGACAATCGCCATGTGGTTAGTAATTTTACCAATGCAGCCATGGTCAATGGTGTTATCAGAAACTATGATGTTGGTCAGCTATTTTATTTTACAGAAACCAAAGAATTTAGGCGTGTGTTATGCGGACCGGCTTTACCATTGGTATCAGAAGCTGTGTTACCGGCCAATTGTTATAACATTGACACTTTTGTTGTAGATTACCGTGGTGTAAGAGATCCTGCAACATACAGAGCCACAGCATTACAGGTTTTAGAATTATACATTACCAACACTCAATATTCGGCCTTGCAGAATGGACTGCCGGTAATTCGATATGGTCTTTATAGAACAGCTGACACCGCTGGCCTTGCTTACTGGACCAATTTGGCCATTGATCAAGGTCGTGTGGTAACCAGTGCAGCGTTCCTAAGTGAATTTTTCGCAGCAGCAAGCTCGAGCGGTCCAGGATCTACGCCCGATTCGTTCCGCATGTTAACCGCAGATAAAACTTTTGATAATACTACCACTGATTTTCCTGGCTGTACAGTGTTTAGAAACCGCGGAACTGCTGTCACTACTACAACTACTAGCACAACCTCTACTACAACTTCTACATCTACAACCACAACTACCACAGCAGCACCTACGACTACTACCTCTACGACTACTACGGCAGCACCTACGACTACTACCTCTACGACTACTACGGCAGCACCGGGTACTACAACCTCTACAACTACTACGGCAGCACCGGGTACTACAACCTCTACGACTACTACGGCAGCACCGGGTACTACAACCTCTACGACTACTACGGCAGCACCTACGACTACTACCTCTACAACTACTACGGCAGCACCTACGACTACTACCTCTACGACTACTACGGCAGCACCGGGTACTACAACCTCTACGACTACTACGGCAGCACCGGGTACTACAACCTCTACGACTACTACTACTACGGCGGCACCTACGACTACTACAAGTACAACCACAATACCACCACCCACAATAGTTACATTTACATTTGACAACGGACAAACATCAAGCACCGCAGTTGCCAATGATAATCCTAATTTTATTTGGAACGTTACTGGTACAGTAACAACTTTAACGATAACACCAATTGTAGGTGGAACACCCGGATCACAAGTTAATGTGTTAGGTGAAGGAACTAATGTTAATCCAAGTTCTGAGGTTATGGGGACCATTAGCACTACTACCACGTTTAGACTCACTGCTGGAAACAGCACAGGTTCCGTAACAGCTGACATTGTTTTAACTATTGAATCAGCAGTAAGTACCACATTTAATTTATTAAGTCCGGTTGAAAATGGTGACGCTATTATTGCCGCATTTACTACCACTGTGGCTGACAGAGCATACATCAGGCGTCAAGATCCTGGTCTAACATATGTTAATGTATATGGATCAGCGGCAAGTCCAATCACAGTAACACCCGGTGCTCTTAACAGTGGAATTAACTTAGGCACTGCTGATTATGTTACCATGGGTGGCTCAGTTAATTACTTGCTAACTGTATTTTTGTCAACAAACCTAAGTAATACCAATACTCAAACTCGTGCACTAACTATTAATGCACCAAGTAGTATAAACTATAGATTTGATGTAATTAATTCTACAATGACACAAGGTACTAGTCAGGATGTTACTATTGTATCACCAGCTGGTAATACAGGACCGTTTACTATACAAGTATTCAGTGGCCCAGGACAGGTCAAGCCATTTGGTTCAGGAAGTTACGGGTCAAGCGTGAATGTTACTACATCAGTTCCTTCTGGTGAACCAGAAGCGACCGGTAAATTTACTCTACAGGCTACTGGCGCAGGATCAATTGTAATTTACTACTACGATGGTGCTACTTTAGTTAACACCTATACAGTTACGGCCTCTTAATACAACATGGAATTACTAATGCCCAATTGGTTTATTAACAAAATAAAATATCTTTCTGTAGATTCTACAGAAAGAATCTGCGTCATATTAGGCATATAACTATGATAACTAATTCATGTCCAACTGGTAATAAAATTCTAAGCGATCCGTTAACGGAATACCGTGCCTATGTAGGACGCCAAGGACTGTTTTATCAATATCGTCATAACAGTCCTAGCACTAATCGTATTGATCCCAGTATCAGTAACATCATTGATCTTTATGTGTTAACAGCCAGCTACGACACAGATTATCGTAGATGGATACAGGATTCCACTGGCACAGTTTCCAAACCAGTAGCACCTACCAACACTGAATTAGCATTGGCCTACAGCGATTTAAATAATTTAAAAACAATCAGTGACACCATTGTGTTTAACAGTGCGGTATTCAAGCCCATCTTTGGCGCTAAAGCGGATCCAGCACTACAGGCCACATTTAAGGTAGTAAAGAATCCTACACTGAGCATCAGCGACAGCGATATCAAAGCCAGTGTAATAGCAGCTATCAATGACTATTTCAGCACTGAAAACTGGGATTTTGGTGATGACTTTTATTTCAGTGAACTTAGTGCGTATTTGCATAGAGTGCTTAGTCCCAACATTGCCAGCATTGTGATAGTGCCTAAAGATCCCACAGTGAGTTTTGGTAGTTTGTATCAGATCAATGCCGAGCCTAATGAAATCATAATTAGTGCGGCCACTGTGGATGATGTTGAAATTATTTCAGCTGTAACAGCAGGACAGTTAAATCAAAGTTTAGCAGTAGTGAATCGTAGTGCGTGATTGGGATTAGATAATGGCAGTGATTAGAAAAACCGTAGACCTACTTCCTAGTGTATTTAGAACGGATGTTAATAGAAAATTCCTAGGATCCACAGTAGACCAGCTGGTAAGCGATACCGCGCTGACCAGAATTGATGGATTCATTGGCCGACAATTCAGTCCTACACATTCTCCCAGTGACAATTATCTACTAGAGCCCACTGCGGCCAGAACCAATTATCAACTTGAACCTACGGTGGTAGTTGAAAATACCAGTGATAAGATTGATTTACTCTGCGATTACAACGACCTAATCAACAAAATTAACTACTATGGTGGTAAAACTGATAATCATGATAGATTGTTTAGTCAAGAGTACTATACCTTTGATCCTAGAATTGACCTTGACAAGTTTGTAAACTACAGCCAGTATTACTGGTTGCCTGATGGTCCTGCACCGGTTACTGTTAGTACCAAAGGCATAATCACAGCCAACACTTATACCTTTACTGCTGGTGTTAGCAGTTATACAACCAATAGAACAGGTGCAGTCACTAACCCTACTATATATTTGGCTCGTGGCGTTACCTATGCGCTTTCAGTAAACCATGCAGGCGCAGGCAATCTTTGGATTCAAACTGAACCTGGTGTTACTGGACGCAAACTTTATTTGCCTCAAGTTTCTAGTAGAAACATCTTAGGTGTAACCAACAACGGCGAGGATTCAGGAACTATTGTATTTGCTGTGCCCACTGAAACAGCTCAAGATAGTTTATTAACATTGCCCTTAGTGGATTATGTCAACTATGCTACTTCAGCTACTTTTACCAGCTTAGACGGCAGCTTATGGACTCAAGGTACCAGCACCATAGATGGTGATGGACAGTTTCCTAAAGATCGTTATATTATATTCACCAATACCAGCACAGCCAATGGCGATTGGACCGACCGTAATAGTGCAGTGGTAGCTGCCGGCAACAGATACAGTGTATGGAAAATCACAGTTAATCATTTAAACCGTATCGAACTCAGCTTGGCACGATCAGTTGCAGTAGATACTAGAATTAAAATACTCGACGGTGGTACACAAGAAGGTGCACAATGGCGTAGAACCAGCACTGGCTACAGCCTAATACCAGATGTTACTGCTCCATTGACCACGCTGTATTATCAAAATGATAGTAGTCCAGATCTTTACGGCGAAATACGCTTGGTAGATGCCAAGATTAATACCATCACAGTCAACACAGACATTGTAGGCAAGACAGCTTATGTTAGCCCAGATGGAGTGCGATTTACCAATGGCATGATGGTTTACTTTGATGAAACCGTGGAACCTGCACAGTATCGTAATCGCAGTTATATTGTAGAAGGTGTGGGCACCGCTATACGTTTGGTAGACTATGCACAGCTAGTCAGCCCAGAAGTAACCAGTCCTGAACAAAATGTACCTTTTGACATCACTGCATTTGACATCGGCGGTTTTGACGCTACTGTACAAGGTAGCACCGAACCCGATTACATAGTGGTAAACCGTAGCAGCATGGATCTCAATGCCTGGAGCCGTGTTAATCGTTGGTTTCACATAGATGTTATTCGTCAGGCAGCAGCAGCCAATGGTACCACAGTTAATTTAAATCAGTCAAGTCGGGCACAACGACCTATCATTGAGTTTGATCCAGATCTGCAATTATACAACGCAGGTAGAATTGGCATTGGTGCTGTGGATCAAGTGTTTGATGCCAATGTGTTTCTAAATGAGTCTGGCACAGTTACAGTGCTCACTGATGCACTGTCTAAGGTACACCAGAAAACATTTGCCAGCTTGAAGACATCGGGTATAAATCTACGTCCGGCACAGCGTGTGGTATTTGCCAATGACGCAGATCCCACAGTAAGAAAGACTGTTTATCGTGTAGATTTTGTTAATCAATTGGTGGCTGTGTCTGGTAGTAACCTAACCGGTGCTATTACTGCACGAGCAGGATCTACTAGAATTTCAGGAACCGGTACAGCGTTTCTAACCGAATTAGAAGTTGGCACAGATTTGTACCGCTCAGACTTTAGCTACATTGGGCGTGTAAAACAGATTTTCACTGACACATACTTGATTGTTGAAAATGCGGTTTACAGCAACATCAATAATTTAAGTGGAATTAAATATAATCCACCTAAGGTAAATTTAACCAGTGTCACAGTGGCTCAGCAATATGACAGCATCACAGTGATGTCAGGTAGCAATGCCAAGAAGTCTTACTATCTGACTACCAGTGGCCTATGGAAAACAGCACAGCAAAAGACCGCAGTAAATCAAGAGCCATTATTTGATATTATTACCACTCAAGATGTCAGTTTAACCAACGCATATTTAAACAGTACCTTTGCTGGTACCAAGTTGTTTAGCTATAGTCGTGGTAGCACAGTGGCAGATCCAGTATTGGGATTCTCATTGAGCTACAGCAGCACTGGTGGCAGCATTGGGCAGTTAAACTTCACTAACAATTACTGTGCGGATACTTTTGCATATACATCAGATTCGGTTAAACGCATTACCACTGAGCTTAAGACCAATGTGGGATTTATTAGAAAGATCACTGGTAGAGTAACTTATAGTTTACTAAACACCTGGAACCGTGTTAGTGATACCAGCAAGCAGTACCAACAAATTACGGCAGTTTATGATGGCCTAACCAGTTATTTTGAACTAGGCGCAGTTCCGGTAATAGATACCATTGACACTCCATCTATAAAAATTTATATCAACAATCGTCGTTTAACCAGAACAACTGTAGCTGGTAGTTTTGCCACAATTACGGGCACAGCAGCAACAACCACAGTGACCGGAGCTAATGCAGCAATCTATGCCACCACTGTCAATGGTTACTACAATACCTATCTTGGTAGACATGCTGACCAGACTGGTTTAGATTATTGGGTAAATCTTGTTAATAATGGGACTGTGACACTCAGCGAAGTCGAAGCCAGAATCATAGCCAGCGAAGAAGCCTATAGATTTGCCTGTGGATTTGAACTAGCACAGGTCGGGGCAAGAACCGCAGTTAAAATACGCACAGACTTGTTAAGTCAGGGCGACCGTGTGGATATCCTGTTCTACAGCACTGCAATCAGTGAGCTGGCTCACTATGAAATTCCCAAGAATCTAGAGTTTAATCCGCAGAATTCCGAAATCGCACAATTAACACTAGGTCAACTACGCAACCACCTTCAAACCATTGGAGAAAATACTCGCGGTCTAATAGGATCAGCACTGGCTCAAGGCAACATAAGAGACTTAGATATCACAGCCAAACCTGGAACTATTTTACAGCACAGTGCTCCTATTATCTACAGTAGCTTATTTCTGTCAGACTCTGATGCTAACTTTATAAACAGCATAGATTTTGCTCGTAGAGAATACACAAGATTTAAAAATAAATTTTTAGAATTATCAGTGACTTTGCCTGATGTGAATCCTAGCGACATCAGTCACAGCGTGGATGTAATTTTAGAATCTATCAACACTGTTAAGAACAACTTGTTCCCATGGTACTATTCTGACATGATGGCCCATGGCAGCGACTACAATCAAACCACTATCACTGTGTTAAATGCATCAGTGAAGACCTATAATCTTTCTAGATCTTATAGAACTCTTAGTGTGGGCAGTACCGCAGTATTGATTTATCGCAATGGAACATTATTGGTCAAAGACATTGATTTTGTGTTTGACGCCAGTGCCACTTTTACCTTGAGTAGCAGTGTGACATTGAATTTAAATGATACTTTGGTTATTAGAGAATATGCCAACACCGAAGGATCTTATGTTCCTGAAACACCTAGCAAGTTAGGCCTTTATCCTAAGTTTGTACCTGCTATCTACACAGATACAACATATAGAACAGCTCGACAAGTGATTCAAGGTCACGATGGTAGTATCACACCGGCTTTTGGTGATTATCGAGATAATTTACTACTAGAGTTAGAAAAGCGCATTTACAATAATATTAAAACCGAATACACTGGTGCTCTGTTCAACATAAACTCTAACCAGCCTGGAAAATACAGAACCACTGCCTATAACAACAGTGAATATAGAGATATTCTCAATACTGAATTCCTAAAGTGGGTCGGCTATAATCAACTTGACTTTGCCAGCAATACTTACTTTCTAGGCAACGATGAATGGAGTTGGAACTACAGTGGTTCCCTAGACATAGATGACGCTGAAGTATCCGGATACTGGCGTGGCATCTATCGTTATTACTATGACACAGATCGTCCACATACGCATCCTTGGGAAATCATGGGTTATGCGATAAAGCCAAATTGGTGGGATACTTATTATTCCTGGACTGATCCTGTCAAGCGTAGCACCTTGATATTTAATATTACCAATGGGCTAATCAATGACCCAGGGTCTGCCACAGCAGCGCAGGCTAACCCTGTTTATGCTAGACCAGGATTCAGTAGTCGTGTACCAGTGAACAGTGCTGGTCAATTACTGTCGCCAATGTCTACAGTAATTAAGAAATTTAACGATTCAAACTTTAACAGACCATTTGCAGTTGGTGATCAAGGTCCAGTTGAAAGTGCTTGGTATCGTAGCAGCGAATATGCTTTTGCTGTGCAACGTGCCATGGCATTAATGCGTCCTGCTGAGTATTTTGGCAGATTAGCTGACACATTCAGATATGGTATCAACAGTTTAATTAACCAATATGTACGCAGCACAGGTCTAGTGCGTGGTAGTACCAGTGGCACTGCTATCAACGGAGAAGTCATTGGATCGGTGACCACAAGATCGTTGGGGTATTTAAATTGGGTACAGGCTTATTTGACCAGTCTGGGTCGTGATGGCACCGCAGTTATTAGAACACTGCTTGACACTGTGCAGGTTAAACTAAGTCATAAACTAGCTGGATTCAGTGACAGAAACATGATTACTGTGCTAGCTGAACAGTTTTCGCCTACTAGCACCAGTGAAAGTGTGATTATTCCTGATGAAAACTATCAGGTTCATTTAAATCGTAGTGTGCCGGTGGCAAGAGCTACCTACAGTGCTGTGATCATTGAACGATCAGAAAACGGTTACACAGTCAGCGGTTACGATCTCAAATATCCTTATTTTATCATTGTTCCCAGTGAAACAGCCGGTACTGCCTATGAAATTGGTGTGCTTGACCAAACTGCTGTGGTCTACGAGGATTTCAAAATACAAAAGGTAGCTGTGCCTTATGGTTATGAATTTACCAGTGCACAACAGGTTGTTGATTTCCTAGTAGGTTACGAGCGTTGGCTAATAGCTCAAGGATTTATCTTTGATAGATACAGCACAGATTTTCAATTGATGCAAGATTTTAAACTTGCTGCAAGAGAATTTTTAACTTGGGATCAACAAGGATGGCAACCTGGTAACATTATTGTGGTTAGTCCAGTTGGTGACAAATTAGATATTTTCACCGACAATACAGTGGTTGATTATATTACTAACAGAATCAATGAATCGCAGCTGATGGGTGTTAACTTTAATGTAATTAAAGCTGCTGATTTTTCTGTGATACGTGACAGTAATTTAACCACAATATTTACTCTTAGCGGGCAAAGTATTGCATTTGCTGAACTAAATCTTGTGCAGTATGAACATGCATTGGTGTTTGATAATACCACAGTGTTCAATGACATAATTTATAAACCTGACCTGGGCAATAGACAATATAGATTAAGACTAGTAGGAGCCATAACCAGTAACTGGGATGGACAATTAACACCACCAGGATATATCTATAACACTGGTAATATTGCTGATTGGGCTACAGGTCAAGATTACCGTAAAGGTGACATTGTTAGATACAAGTTGAAAAATTATACTGCGGCACAAGATGTTGCTGCTAGCGATAGTTTCAACTACAATTATTGGACTCTATTAGACAGCGTACCAGAATCTGGACTAAGTGCAAACTTTGTCACTGGTGCCAGCAGATCCAAACAGTTCTATGACGTTGACGATCAGCCATTGGATGAACAATTTGCTAGATTTAGCAATGGTCTAATAGGTTTTAGGAATCGTACCTATCTTGAAAACTTAGGTATGAATACCATAACTCAGACCAAGTTTTATCAGGGTTACATACGAGAAAAAGGAACCAAGAACAGTATTGCTGCTCTAAGTCGTGGACAATTCAATAACATAAGCAGTACAATTACTGTATACGAAGAATGGGCTGCTCGAGTTGGTGAATATGGAGCCATAGACAGCAATCCTTATATTTCATTGGCACTTAAAGATTCTGTGTTCCGTGACAGACCCATGGCCATTGAGTTACTATCTACCACAGGTACTGCCAGCGATAACAATGTGATTGCTGTAAAGCCTCATGAATTAACTTATCGTCCTGATCCTTATACACCAAATATCTTTTTAACTAGAGAACCTGCTGTTACCAAAACATTCAAAATAGAATTGTTTGGTGATGGTATCATGTGCGGCCGAGATCCTGCTGCTGCATCCATGGTAAATTTACAACCAGTGGTAGCATGCCGTGATGACCGAACCACAGCCAGAGTTGCTAGCCCTCCGGATTATCTACTTTATCAGGCACTTAATAGCAAGTATAACCTAGCAATTACCACACGTTCAGTGGAAAACTCAACTTCGGCACAGTTGTTGTCCGGTGGCGACAGTGTAAATGGTGCTTGGCCCGACGACATAGAAGCTGACATTGTTGTAATCAACCATGGCATGATTGATGCTAAAAATGGCATATCAGTGGTTGATTATAAATCAAATCTACGAGCACTGCGTACAGCATTGAAGCCAGATCAAATGGTTATTTGGCAAACTCCTAGTTTGGTAAATCGTAGTTTGCCCAGCACTGATTGGAGTTTAACTGGAACCAACGACGTAGCCATATATGCTCAGGCCATGAGAGAAGTGGCAGCAGAGTACAATGATGTAGTAGCCGATGCGGCCGCTATACCAAATTGGACTAACTACCTTGGCACCAATGGAGTATATCCTTCGCAACAAGGATACACCGTGTTGGTTAACACAGTGTTGGCACCCGCAGTAGAAAAGGTTATAAGAAAACAACTACAACAGCAGATTAGAGTATTCGAAGACGATGTTAAAACTGCTGGTTACGTAAATCAAGACCATGTTGATCATTTGCTATTCGATCTTTATAACTACAGCTCATTGACTGACTCTGTGTTGTCTGAGCTGGTAACTGGATATAAAATTTGGGTTGCCAAGGATTTTAACGACGATTGGCAGGTTTACAGAGCCTACCAAGCAGAAAACATTGTTACCAGAGTAGAAGCCGATATTGATAATCGCATCGTATTCACCATTGAATCAGCACATGGGCTTGCGGCCTATGATGTGTTTGCAGTGCGTGGTATGGATCCTGCTATCGACGGATTTTATCAGGCCCTGATTGTAGACGCCAACACTGTAACAGTGTTAGCCAGTGATACAGTTTATCAATATGTAGGCAATCAAGTTACAACTAGTAGTACCGCACTGTTATTCGACCTGCAAAAATTAAGATTTGCCAATAATACACAGCGTGATCTAGCAGTGCCCAAGCATGGATGGTTAAATTCTGATCGTGTCTGGATCGATGACAGCGGTGATGCACTTGGTAGTTGGGCAGTATATGATAGATTAGACACTTATAGAATAGCCGGCGATCGAGGTAACGTGTCCACTAGCGGCACAGTTAATTTTACAGTTACCACAGTACAACCAAACGAAACTGTGTACTATACCATTGCCGACGGAGCCACTGCTACAGTAATACCAGAAACCAATGCATGGACATTGTTGGTCAGCCAGCCCATGCATGTGGACATTGACAGTATCAGTAATTGTTATTTGTTCTCTAATAAAACCAAAGAAATTGTTGCTAGACTAGACATACTTGACCCAGCCAAAGGCAGACTACTAGGCGTGGCACAAAGCAATATCGACTACACAACCAGTATTGATCCTGCACGTTATAGTAACAGCAGCAGTTTGTCTGACGTATTACCAACCAGTACTGATTATTATTGGGCGGCAGCACAAGTAGGAAAATTCTGGTGGAACATAGACACCTGTAGATTTGTAGACTATGAACAAGGATCATTGACCTATAGATTGGCCAATTGGGCAAAACTATTCCCAGGTAGCAGCGTGGATGTTTATGAATGGATCGAAAGCGATCTGTTGCCCAGCGAGCATGTTGCTGCTGGTCTACCTGGTGTGCCTTTGTATGCCAATGACGACGGATATAGTCGTGTAAGTTACATAGACCCGGCTACCAACATAGTCAAAACCAAGTACTACTATTGGCTTCACGGTCATAACACCAAGATTAGCGATCAGCGCACACATACCAGTTACAGTCTTGAACAAATCATTGCTGCTCCAGAACAACAAGGAATTCCTTATCTGGCACCATTGAGTACCAATGCTTTTGCGTTGTTTAATGTAGGTAGCTATTTGTCTGGGTCTGACACAGTGGTACATGTCAGTTATCGTCGTGTGCTTAATGAGCGCATTATTCACAGTGATTACAAACTGATACAGCAAGGTGATCCTGCTAGCACAATTCCTGATAGAATTGAAAGCAAAATCATCGACAGCGTGATCGGCTCTGACGCACTGGGATTGCCAGTGCCAAGTCCTATTTTACCGCCTAGCCAACGTTTAGGATTAGGCATGAGACCAAAACAAACAGTGGTACTCAATGCTGATGTGGCCAAGGAAAATCTGGTCAAATATGTAAATTCGGTATTGATCAAGCAGGCACTAGCAGGCAAGCTAGTGGACAGTGCCGGCAGTACCGTAGACAACTTTTTCGCACGAGATCCTATTCCTGCTGCCACTGAGTACCTGCATAGAGTTAGTACCTACAGTAGAATTACACTGCCTCCGGCCAACGTTGGAGAACGTATACTGGTTGAACGTGACGAGCGTAACAGTAATTACTGGACCATTTATCAACGTACCGACACTGGATATAAACTACTGCGTCGCCAACAATTTGACGTAACCAAACTCTGGAGTCTAGTAGACTGGTATGCCAGTGGCTATTCGGCCAAAACCAATCCGGACTATACTGTAAACGAGTACAAAGACATTTATAAACTACCATTGGTTGATGGAACCTTGGTGCAAGTTTTAAACAGTCGATTCGATTTCGCCAGTCTGATTAACACTTATCGTACAGCCAAACAAACCACTGGTGTTACAGAACTTTATAGATTTGATACCATTGAAGGTACTTTAAAACCTATTTTAATTGGTAGAGAAAATGGTACTTTCCAACTCAGTGACGATTTATATGCTGGCAAAGGGTTTGATAGTGCAGCCTTTGACGCAGAAGATTTTGATAATCATTACATGACAGAATGGCGCTATATCATGCAAGGTTTGAAGCATGATATATTTGTAGCTGAGTTAGCAGTAAATTATAATCAGATGATTTACTTCCTAATCGATTACATACTCAGTGAACAGCGTTACATTGATTGGTTCTTCAAAACCAGCTTTGTAAAAGTGCTGCACCAAGTATCAGGATTGGTGCAATCACCCACCTATATTAAGAATCGTCAGGAAAATTATGAAAGCTATGTGCGTGAAGTCAAACCATACCGTACCAAAATACGAGATTACACACTGGGTTATGATCACGTAGAAAAGCCTAGGTTCACTGTAACTGACTTTGATATTCCTGCTTACTATGATACCACACTAAAAATTTTCCGTAGTCCCAATGGTGAACAACCAAGCATTGACGCAGAAAAGTTTACCAAACCTGAATATCAAGACTGGGTAAACAACCATGGATATTCAGTTACAGCATTAAATCTTGCACAGTCAGGTTATGGTTATCGTGGCGGCAACGCCGCGCCTAGTGTTAGCATAATACGACGTGACACCAATACAGGCACTGATGCCGAAGCCAAAATATTCCTCAACAGTGACACTGGTGGAATTAGTCGAGTTAGTGTTACCAGCTTTGGATCAAATTATACACTAACACCCACAGTTACCATCAACGGCAACGGCGGTACCATAATCAGTGACCATAAGAGTTATGCATTTAGGGTAACTGCCAAAGGTCAAGCAGACACCAGTGGCAACATAGCTTTTGGATTGTATAGCCTGGTGGGCAATGCAAATGTCTCGCTGTACACTACTGCCAACATCGGATACACCATGCATCGTATACGCAGGTCTGATGGTCAACTGTTGTTTACAAGACATTATGAATTACCCAACGAGCTTACTGGTGGTTACACAGGATATACCAGTGCTGATTTAGCCAATGATCTCAATGATAGTTCTGCTAATCAGTTGGTAGTGGTACACACTCTAGGAGATGCTAGAACCAACAGACTCAACAATAATCTAGATCTTGCCATGTATCGTTGCGGTGCTAGCCCACTGGTGTTTGGTAATAACACAGTGATGACCGCTAACTGTGCTTATTTGTTGGTAGGTATACCAGGCGTAGGTCAAGGCAATGGACTAGAAATACAGTCAGGCAATGTAGCCAACAGTACTACTTCATTTAGTAGATTAGATTTCAAACTACGACGCAGTTTCTTTATACCCACAGTGGCTCAGCCTAAAACTGCCAACAGTGATTTTGCATACTCGAGTTCATTGGGCACAGATCTAGCGCCACATTACGCAGTGATATCACCTAGACTGGAAAACAATACCATTAGAAAGCTCAAAACCACCATGCGTTTTGACAGAATCCAGTATACCACACAGGTAGTAGATTGGCAACCCGGCGGATTTGATGTCAAGAACTTTGACATGGATAACTACGATCAAACCTATGCTGCTGGTACCTATGTGGCATATCGCGGTGAAGCATATGTAGCCGACGGGTTTAGCAGGACCACACCGTATGCGTACCCAGTGGTAGGCAGTTTAGAGAATCCTAATTCTAGAACATATCGACATGGATTTTTCGATAATGCCAATGATCGTATCATGGCATATTATCAACCTACCGCAGATATGATACCTAAAGATCTAGAAAGATTGATTCCTGGTATTAGACAAGGTGGTACTACCTATGCAGGCAGTGGATCTGGATCTGGTGCTGGTGGTACTACCACTATCATGGTAGGTGATACATTTAGTAGCATGGGCGGTTTACCGGCCAGCAATATCACTGTCACTGGTGGCAGTTTTGTAAATGAACTGTTCAGTCATGCTCCAGAAGAATTGTTACCTGGCCAAACATTTGAAAGTCTACAAATTAGAGTAATGAGCAATACCACTAATACAGGATTCCATTTGTTTAAACCATTGCAGGGTAATGTGGAATATGCTACTAGAAATTCAGTGTATACAACTACATTAACACAAGCATTGTTACTAACTGATACCACTATTACTGTGGCAGACGGTACTAAGTTAGCAGCTCCTGATCCTTTATTGATTAAACCAGGTATTCTTTATGTCAACGGTGAACGTATTGCCTACTACAGCAAAGTAGGAAATGTGCTAAGTCAAATTAATCGTGGTTATGGTGGTACCGGTGCTGCTGCTGTGCATCCAGCTGGAAGCTCAGTGGAGGATGTCAGTGAACGAACCAAATTGCCCACAGTTCAAACTTAAAATCAGGATTTTATACCATGATAAATATAGAGAAAGCCGTTGATGATCAGGAAAGCCAAGACACAGAACAGCACGAACCCGATGATGTGGGCGGTATTGCTGTGCAAGGGTTTTTCAAGATTTTTGATCCTGAGTCAGGCGAAGTCTTAACGCAAGGTCGTGCATAGATATGAAACACAATAGCGAGTTGAAAATTACTGGTCATGTGCATATATTTGATCCTGAATCAGGAACTACATATGTGGATCAACACAATGCCATACACTTTGAAAACATCAGTGAAGCACTGGCCTATAGTTTAGCCAATAAGAGCACTAATTTTATCAGTGAAATGCATTTTGGTCGTGGCGGCACCAGCATTGATAGCACTGGGGTAATTAACTATTTGCCGCCCAACACCAACAGCCAAAATTCAGATTTATATAATCCTACATTTTTCAAAATTGTAGATGACACTGATGAGGAAAACACAGATCCTGTGCGTAATAACATGACTGTGCGGCACATTCCTGGCACAGTGTATTCTGACATAGTGGTAACCTGTCTACTAGATTACGGTGAGCCTGCTGGACAATTGGCTTTTGACAACACCAGCAGTTTAGAAAATACTTTTGTGTTTGATGAATTAGGCTTGAAAAGTTGGGGAGCTGCCGGAGGTGGAACCGGTAAGCTGTTGACTCATGTGGTGTTCCATCCTGTACAAAAGAGTTTGAATCGTTTGATACAGATTGATTATACCATTAGGATTCAGAGCTTGACTAATTTGACTGGTGCTTAACCAGCTAAATAACTAAAACTTCGGAGCATAGGTTTCATGGCTTACATTATTAACAAAACAAATGGTGATCCGCTTATCACAGTAGATGATGGTACTGCGGATGTAACCACAACCACATTGGCCTTGATTGGTCGTAATTTTCCTGGCTATGGCGAGTACATAAATGAAAACTTTGTCAAGCTGCTGGAAAACTTTTCTAGAAATACACAACCAAACACAGCGCAAAGTCTAAAAGGGCAGCTCTGGTATGATACCAGCGTTAGTCCTGGTGTGCTTAAAGTTTACAATGGTACTGCATACGTAGCAGCTGGTAGCAGCATTGAACTAGAGCAAACCAGTGCCAACATGCACTACATGACTGTGGTAGCCAGTGAAACCGGCGCACCTGCACTTAAGACTACCAAAGACAAAGGTCTAACTATACAACCCAGCACTGGTAACATTGGTATTAATACCACACAGGTTCCTGTAAGTAAGTTAGTAATAAATGCAGACAGCAATCGCAGTCGTGCATTACCTGCGCTAGCATATCCTGGCACAGTGGCTCAGATATATGGTGCTGACAGCCAATATTGTATTGTTGCTATTGATGCTTTTAGTGGCACAGATGGTGTTCCTGCAGGTGGGTTTTGGTTTAGAAAAGCACGTGGTAGTAGTGCAGCACCCGCCACAGTACAACAATACGATTTCCTAGGTGGTATGGCTGCTGGTGGATACGGATCGACAGCTTATTCACCGAATCCTCGAGTAGCAGTATGGTTCCAAACCAGTCAAGTATGGACTGATGCCAATCACGGAACTAGAATTGCATTTTACAATACTCCAGATAATAGTACTACCTGGCGCGAGTCATTGGCCATTGAAGCCAATGGCGACATCAAAGCCAATTACGGCGATGTAATCGCCTATGCTGCATCCGACGAAAGAATGAAATCTAACATTGAAAAGATTCCTAGTGCTCTGAGTAAGGTATTATCATTAGATGGTGTGACCTTTAACTGGCGCGAAAACATCAACGGCAAAGACAGTACGCAGCGCGAACCTGGTGTTATTGCACAACAAGTACAGCAGGTATTGCCAGAAGCTGTTAAACAGCGTGATGATGGTAATCTAGCAGTACGCTATGAAAAACTAATTCCCTTGTTGATTGAAGCTATCAAGGATCTACAAGCCGAAGTAGCTGATCTAAAGAAATTTGCCTAATAGGAATCTGCTGTGACACTACCTGTATGGTCTAATACAACACCTTTGTCGCTGGGTAATATACAAGCTGAATTCGGCGGCACCGGTAACATCGGTCTCAGTGAATATTATGCAGGTGGCTTATATGTTACTGCTGGTACCACTGGTAGTTATCAAGGTGTTACTACACCTATACCAAGTTCTGGAAACATAGCCATTGGTAACTTTTATGGTGCAAGTGCCAGTGGAGGTAGCGGTGGCGGGACTACTTCAACAACAACAACCACAGCAGGGCCCGGAACTACCAGTACTACCACTACCACTACAACCACAGCAGCAGTACCATTAGAGCTGATATTCCAGACCACAGGAACGTCTCGATTCACTCCTGGCAGTTATCTAAAAACCAATCTTAGCACTGGTGCACTAGCAGTAGGTAGTTACGGTGGTGGCGCAGGTCCTTATTGGGTAGCAGATCAAAGTCAAAGCTATAATGGTGTATATAGAACCAGTATTCTAAGCCCAGGTGCAGGATTCGACGGACCAGCTACTTATGCTGATCCAGCTGGTGCACTAGACGGCATTAATCATTATTTTGAAGAAAATCAAAGCACACGAATTACCGCTGCACCGTACCCGGGTGGTGCTAAAAAGGTTAAAAGCATTGTTATCACAGGAACCACTGATCCCGAGACCAGCACAACTACCAATGGGTACATACTAGAAAACTGGGGCCACGCCGCAGGTGGAGACACAGCTTATTCAGTGGATCAGAGATTTACTACAACCAATAATGTAAATTGTAGAATTGCAGGAACTCCATACGTGTTCTTAGGTATCCACTACGGTAATAATACTACTCAGGTTGCTATTGGAACCAAGTTGGGCGAAGTTGGATTAAACACCGATCTAGCAATCAAGATAAGACTATATGATCCTGTTAATAATACATTATTAGCCACTCACAATACTTGGATTCCTGCACCTAATGCACCGGGATTTGGTTTTGCAAGTTCCGGTGGAGTTGTTAATGCTGACACCGCAAATGTATGTTGGCAAGTAACCAGTGCAGGTAGCCCAAGCGATTGGACCAGAACCAACTTTGTAGATGTAGGTGATCCGGGTAATAATACCGGTGCCGGTGATTGGGGAGTATTTAAGAGTAGAACTCAATCAGGACTGCCAACTAAATTGGTTATTACCTTAGGTCATTGATGACCTACCACAGGTTACGCAATGCCTAAATCATTTTTAGTTGAACTTAGAACAGGTGGCATAGACGGTCCAATACGTGCTACTAGCAATATCATCACCATAGACGGAACCACTGGCAATATTACAAGTACCGATTTCGCTGATCGTACTTTGTCTGGCATAGTAACCAGCAACGAAAACAGCATTGGGCGTTTTGCTAAAACCATGACGGTAACTGCTGCACCCGCACCAGTTACCCCGGGCTCAGCAAATTATACACTGTCAGCTGTGGTAACCAGCACAGGAAGCACTAGCACAGTTACCGAAGGTGACACAGTTACTTTTAATTTAACTGTGGCTAATATTGCTGTAGGTAGCCAAATACCATTTACTGTAACTGGGGTAAGTGCTGACGATGTAATAGGTCCGGATCTTAACAATCTCCGAGGCTATTTTACAGTACAGTCTAACTTAACAGCCAGCTACAGCATATATGTTGTAGACGATTATGTAACTGAACCAATAGCAGAAACACTAACATTGACCATTGATGGAACTAGCGTGTCTAGTTCAGTTAACATTGTTGACAGCTCTCAAAACATGTCGGGTACAGCCTGGATTGCTGGCCCAGAAAGTTCAGGTACGCTGTCTGGAACTCCTGTAATCCCTAGAGCAGCCGCTTGGGTAATGTTTAGAATGATTGGCGCCGGTGGAGCCGGCGGTGGAGGTGACGAAGAATCGCAACCCGGCGGAGTAGGCGGTGGAGGTGCAGCCATACGTGGCATAGTGAGATTACCTAGAACCGCTAACACCAAGGTATTAGTAGGTGGTGTGGGTGCTGGTGCTGTAGGAGTACCAAGTTGGGTACCAATAAGCCAATTTGGCGCAGCAGCCGGTGGTCGTGGCCACAGCTTTGGACAAAATAGTTTTGATGGCGCAGGAGGTGCTGGTGGCGCAGTTGGACCAAACGGTCGTAGTGGCCCTGGTGGAGGTGGTGGTGGGTCAACTTCATTGGGATTTTATTTAACCAACGTACTTCCACAAACAGTGGTAGGTATAGCAGCAGCTCCCGGAGGTGGTGGCGGAGGTGGTGCCAGTCATTTTAGAGCAGGTGGTAATGCCACTGTGGCCACTAACACAGCCAGTGTAGATTCCATGCCAGACCCTCGTGGTCGTGCAGGTAATTCTGTCAGCGGCGATGGTGGCGGTGGTGGCGGGGGCGGTGGTGGTTTTGGCATCGGTGGCAGTGGAGGGTTAGATCGAATGACGCCTAGCACCGGAGGTAGCATTGGTAACTTGGTGAAAAATACCACATTTGCACTAGACAACACCGACTGGCACTATTACGAAGCCACAGTTCCCGCTAGTAGCTTTGTGCTTGGTGTGCCCGATAATGTAGCATCTAATAATCGTGGATACTTTGGTTACGGTGGTATTGGTGCTGTAGGTAAAGCTGGTCCTAGTGGCAGCGGTACACAAGGCGCACTTAGCGTTTATTGGACCACTGCTTCAGAACCACCTAGTAACTGGAATCTAGTGCCGGGTTTTCGAGAGCCTGCTGATGCTGTGTCTATATCAAACAGAACCATGTGGGCATATACTAATTTAAGTATATCATTCTATCGTAGTGGACAACTAGCTGTACCTGGCGCTACACCCTGGAACGCAGGTTACGAACTAGTGACCGACGAATACGGCAACGAATATTGGGCAGGAGTGCCTACATATTGGACAGTAACACCTACTCAATTCATTGGCAATCTATATCAAATACGTGCTACACTGGTAAGCAGCAGTCCCAATGGCAGCGTAGTAACTGGTAATTCACCACTGAGTACTTGGATAAACATGGATGCAAGTACACCAAGGACCTGGACTTTAACTGTGCCACCTGCGGAGTTTGTTACTCATACCGCAAATATATTAATTGAAATACGTGGCGTTAATACGCAAACTATTTTTGACAGTGCCACTTATAGTTTACGCACAGAATTCTTGTATCAAGCGCCTGATTTTGGCGGCGGTCAAGAATAATCTATTTGTACTTTAGCAGAAAGTAAGTGATATTCTGCTCGGTTAACCGAGCAGAAATCTTGTACTTATACCCATAGTACATTTGATCTATGACTCTTTGGTAGACGGGTGTTTCCAGTGAGTGTTCAATAACCCACTGACCTTTTTCACTTTGTTGAAATTGCCATAATGGTTCGGCGGCATAGATATCGGGATCATCTACATCGCCCATGGTGAATTCATGGACGACTTGCCACCGTCCTTTATCCAACGAATTCACTGGACATGGGGAAAATTTGGGCAATAGCGGCCGCACAGGCTCTAGCCACTTCGACATGCTCTTGCTGAGTGCCATGAGCGCTCCTTAGTTCGATATAGTGAATCCATGAACGCAAGGTACCGTTCATGTACAAGCGACTTTCTATAAGCCCTTCGGGTAACACAGCTCGAGCTTGCTCTTTAGCAATACCATTACGTATAGCCCACTCATAGGCATTCTTAGCTGCATCAATAACCTGTTGTTGTTTGATCTGCCAATGATTGGCCAAAACAGGATCATCAACAGCAATGCTATTTTGTCTATTGGTAGTATCTTGTAACCTAGATTCACGATAGACAAAATTGAGATCCTTTGTAGGATCGGCATATCGTTGACTAAATTCTTGAAAACTAAAACTACGATGTCTAAGTATTTGCCTAGCAATATCTCTGGTGGTAGTGATTTCCATGCAAGCTGAAACCATTTCCAATGGTGACCAATGCTGATGTTTAATTAAATATCTAATCAAGCGTTCACTGGTTTCGGTATTGAGTTGATTGCTAGGATTGCTAACACGAGCGCAATAAGCAACAAGGTCTTGTAGGTCAGGTACGAGGTGCCGGTCATAATCCTCTAGCATGTCCTTGGCGGCCTGGCTATAACTAATTAATCTAACTTTCATAGGTCTTTTAAAATTTGATCAGTTATTGGTTGAACAGTATCTGCTACTTTGTCTATGCTTACGAAAAAGTCTATATCAACAATTATACTATCAAGTGCTTGTAAACGTCTATCTAATAATTCTTCGATATAGTCCGGATCTGTGCCTTCGTCTAGTAGTTCTTTGATGTTGATATTGACCTTGGTACCATCTATTAGATTAACGTTTAGTGCCAATAAAAGTGGAATAGGAATCTCTTCTTTGTCAATATCTTTGAGAATACTTTTCCACTTTTCCTTAGGTGATATGTTTATCTTTTTAGGCTTTGACTTTCGCCCTGACCTTTTTTGCGGGTTTGTCATTTGTTTTTACCGGATCCAATTTGTTGGCTTCTTCTACCAATAGTTCAGCCTCGCGCAATAACCTGGCAGCATCTGCCTTCATTGATTCCGCTTGTTGACGACGTTGGCGTGCTAGAGTAACGTCATCAAGTACACTATCTGCACTGGGCATAGCAGCAGGCTCGCCTAGTTCACGGCCAGTGGTTTTAGTGTTACGTTTCTTTTTACTTTGTTCAGCATCTAGTTCAGCTAACCGTTTGACAGCATCTTTGCCTTGGGTCATTTGATCCAGTAACAGATTCAGCTCGTCTAATTTCACTGAGCTAACTGTGTTAGGTGTAATCGTAACCTGCTCAGTTTGAACCTTTTTGATCATGCCATTGCGATGCAGTGCTTCTAAACAATTTTGACCATCAGGTAAAATTGTTCTAAATAACACATCACTAAAACTTTCAGCTTGTTGTCCTGAGGCACTTTCTAATACCTTCATGATTTCGTCATGATACATTCTCGGTAGTAGATCACTGTAGATCACTAGACACATATGATCTTCATTGGGTACTTTTCTATACAATAAAACTATTTTCTTGCCGTTGTGTTTACCTACGTGTTTAAGCATGATTATTCCTTATCTGTGGTCATAGCGCCATCTTGACCACTGTTTGGGTTAACACCAGCGGCGCTGAGAAAAGACATCATACGATCATACAAGATACCCACGGTGCTGAGTTCTTCGGGTTTCCAGGTACTGCGTTCAGTGGCAACTTGTATGACCTGCACCATGGCAGCGATATCTTGCAGTGTAAGATTGGGTTTTTTGTCTTCTGATTGCTCTTCGGACATAGTTGATCTCCAGTTAAATATAAACTTATTTAAGCTGGGGATCGTGGTGTATAAAATTTATCAAAATACCAGACTGCTATGATTAAGCTCTGGCAGTACCATGGCAAAATAGCTGGCTTCGCCGTGTATCTCAAAAGCAGCACGTTTGCATATTGTTTGCCGGCCTTGCTTCATAAGCAATACATCGCCAAGATAATATCTGCCGTGAAGATGTTCATAGATCCAATCACTGATGCGTTTAGCTTGTACTTTGCAGTCAAAGTCCACCGCGAAAAAGTGCGGTGGACAGTGTTCTACAATACGCAGATCAAACAGGTTGAGCGGATTTATTTGCATGAGCACGATCATCTTCAATGATGATGTTAGGACGGTCAAGATCCTCTTGTGATACTTCGGGCATGGTCAAACGGTCCTCAAGGCACACTTGCGCGGCTTCAACAAATGTCTGCATCAAATGCGTCTGTTTGGTAATGTCGGCGATTTCAGCTGAACGAGCTAGATCATCTAAGGCCTGCTCGCACTTGAACAGACGCTTTTGCAAGTCTAGGATAAGTTCACGAGCCTCTTTAATCTTCTTAACTGACTTGGGATTAATAATTTCCATTAGTGTGCCTTTTTAGCGTCTTCGTAATGTGCCCAAATACCAAAGGGCGGTTCAGCATGTTTATTACCTTTAATAATCCATACAGTGTCGCAGTAGTTCTCGTCACCCCATGAACCATACGGCATGCCATCAGTGAACACAATAAACTTCTTGGGCTCAATGCCTTGATCTTTCATGTATTCCCAATTAGCCATAAAGTCAGTGCCACCACCACCTTTGGGCTCGTAGTTAGCAATAGAGTCCATGTTCTCACTAGTAAACAACTGATCATTGTAGACACTAGTATCAAAGCTCCACACACGAATCCGATACTCCTCGTAACTTTCCATGATACCTTGAATCTCACTCAAGAAGATCTTGAGTTCAGTCTCACCGATGCTACCAGAAGTATCAATAGCTACACAGATATCAATCTGCTCACCTGGCTTCATGCCAGGCAAAATGGCATCCATATGCCAACTACGACGACTGGGCTTGAGCCAGGTGTAGTCTTGCTTGATGGTGCTTTGAATTTGTTGTAGCAACAATTCACGCCAGTCAATCACCGACTCAGTCATGTCCTGGATTAGTCGCTTGACACCAGCAGGAACATTACCTGCGCCTGCGGCTTGAGCTGCTTGTAATACAGCATCTTTGATCTCGTCGCGCAGTTCCTTGGCTAGTTTTTTGCCAATTCGCGGTCGGCCGCCTTCACCATCCTCATTCTCACCTTCGCCTTCACCATCCATGTCCAGGTGCTCATCTAGCACCTGCTTCATGAGCTCGCTTAGTGGAATCTTCTCTGCGTTTTGGTACAGGAGATCGTAGACTTCTTCAAAGCTCATACCGCGGTACTTGGTGTTTAACAAGATAGGTACCTTGGTAATCTTGGTACCAATATTGTGATCTACCAAGTCTTGGTTAACGCAATAGTCTGCGGCAATGTTACTGAGAATAGGGTCACGATGTTCACGACGGCTAAGGTGATCATAGACTACGTGCAAGACTTCATGTCCAAACAAGAATTCACACTCGCGTAGACTAAGCGAATTGATAAAGTTGCTGTTATACCAAAAATGACGTCCATCAGTGGCAGCAGTGGCGCACCACTCATCTGCGTTCTTGAGCTTGAGACGAGTAGCCAAGTTACCAAAGAATCCCGCCTTGAGCAAGAGACCCACACGAGCAGTAATCAACTTCTCTAGTGCGGCTGCGTTGACTTTGGGGTCGGTAACAGTTTTCTTAGCAGACTTTTCTGCTACAGTAGTATCTTCACGTGCCATACATGCTCCTTTGTGATATTTACATTATATGCGATAACCAAAAGGCAGTCAACTTGGGGGCCGAAGCCCCCTTTTGGACTAGTTAGCATTGCTAACAGCGGCTACCACGTACTTGCCAAAACGCTTGTGAAACTCATCAAAATGCTTGAGTTTGCCAGGCACAAACGGAATGTTGTAGGTAGTAATTGCAACACGAGCCGCCATAACTACAAGCTCAGTATTGAAATTATCCATAATGAAACGGAAGAAGTTATCGGCCATTCCATTCCACTTGTCCAACTTGCCATTGGCCTTGTCGTAGGCATCCTTAAGCTCGTAGCACAGGCTAATAGTCAGCGAGTACATAGCAGACACTTCTTTGACTTTGAGCTCGGTGACCTTGCCATTTAGTACTTCAATAGGATCGGGCATCTGTCCACTTACCTTGCGGTGAGCCATAAACTTGACCGCCATACCTTCGCCAACAGCACCAGCCACTAAGTCAGTAAGACCGGCGTCATTGTCCTCGTCAAGTAACTCACTGACAAAGGTCCAGCTACGCGGAGTAGCAAAACTACGACCTGCTGAACGCGGGTCAAAGTCAAACAAGTCGCCTTTAGCAAAACTCAAGTAGCCAACTACATCTTTATGGATCCGATTGTTCACAGCCCAAGTCTGCCAAGAGTCAAAGTCCACACGCATTTCTAAGTGAACAAAACGATTAGCAAGAGGACTTGGCATACGATAAGTAACACCTTTGTCGCTGTCGCGATTACCTGCTGCCACCATAACTACATTGTCAGGTAGCACATACTTGCCTACACGACGATTCAAAATCAGCTGATAAGCCGCAGCCTGGGTAGCCGGAGGAGCCGAATTCATCTCGTCCATAAACAGTACCACGATGGGATACTGGCTAGCAGTCTCAGCGTCGGGCAGTTCGATCGGGGGAGCCCAATCCATTTTGCCATTGTCTTTGTTGTAGAACGGGATACCACGCAGGTCGGTGGGCTCCATCTGACTCAAACGAATATCAATCATGAGACCGCCAAGATCTTCGGCAATGCCAGCAACTAATTCTGACTTGCCAATACCCGGAGGCCCCCAAAGAAAAACGGGACGTTGACGCTTGAAGCAACGAAGTAAAGCACGACGAGCTTCTACACTAGTAACTGTACGATTTTCGCTTACTACTGCCATTTAAGGCTCCTTTGTGTTAATGAACAACTATTATAGAACAGATCTCAACCACAGTCAAATTGCTGTGATTAAATGGATTCGCAAAACCAATGCTCACGCTCGATCTTGCGACGTGCTGAGAGCATGGTATTACGCAATTTACGCACTTCTAGGGTATTGGGAGCATGAATGCCACCTAATGCTTTGAGTTTGAGCAGAGCAGCATCACGACGCTGATAAGTTTTAACAGCAGCCTCGGGCACTAAAAACTTAGCATTTACGGCAGGACTAGTATAAACTACACGCATTTCGCACTCCGTTTCGTTACTGTACCACTATTATAGCAGGAATCAATAACCCTAGCAAGTCTAGGGTTGTTGCGCTTTTACAACACTCGGCCGTTGCGATCAAACTGCACAGGTGCACTAAACTCAGGGAAATGCAGGCCAAGTGGAGCCAAATATTCGGCGACTCTTAGTAGGGTGATGCCTAGAATTTCTGCAATGTCCTCGGGCTCAAAATTATTAATGTACAGCTCATTGATATTCCAATCAAGTGATTTTGTAGTATCAACATGCTTAACAGGCATTACTGACTCCTTGTTGTTTACTGTACCCACATTATAGCAAAAATGGATAACCCAGTCAAACGTCGGGTTATTCTGGTGTGTTGCAGGAAAACAACAACAAAAAACCCTGCTCTAAGCAGGGTTGTGCCTGTTTTTTAAGCAGAATTATCGGCTTTTTGGGGTGGCCGCGTTGACAAAACTGTACATCTTTTCTGCTGTGGCAAGCACTTGATCAAGACCGGGGAACTCAGGCATACCGACTTTGGTAGTGACATTGCCCTGGTTATCTTTGGTCACACTTAGTTCCCAACCGTGAAACTTGCTATGGTATTCTTCTGCTACCAAGTCTTTGGCCATTTTGAGAATTTCTGTGCGGATTTCGTATCCGTTCTTGTTGAATTTGACTTCAGGGGCCTTGGGTAGTTGAAAGTTGTCAGACATTTTGTTTCTCCTTAGTGTGTGAATGTGTCTAATACTACAAAATTATTTATGAAACAGTCAAGTCTTACGGCGGGTATTTGGGGTGATGAAATCCCATTCTTCGCCCAAAACTTGTCTGCGTTCCAACATTTCGTCTATGGCTACTACTGCACATAAAAAGGTCAGTAAGCCAAATGTGGCTAATAGTTCAGGTTCCATAGTTATCGATTCATCAGTCGAGTAGCACTCTGCCATTTACCGCGGCGAGTAAGTTGAGCAGCCAATAGTCCTTGACACCATACAGTGTATAACATTTTTAGAAAAGTCATTGCCATGCTCCTGGGTTATGGTTGCTTAAGTATCTGCGGGCACGAGCTTGACCGCTGGCTTCTAAGGCCAGAAAAATTTTATGAAATACTGCTAATACGTAAGTGATCATTTATAATATTCCTTGTGAGAATGGTATTCAAACTCTTTGATGTAGTTATCTAGAGTAGCCGCATCAGTTATACTGCGGCGTGCCAAATATGCTTCTAAGCGTGATTGGTAACCATCTTGCGGAAACATTTCGGCTAGACGCTCAAGGATGTTGAGCATGAATTGTGAAATAAACATTTTTATCCTCTGTAAATGTGTATGCTGCTATGCAGCATAATTATTTATCGAGTTCAGTGTTATTGTCTAAGTACTTTTGTAAGTCGTTACCGTATAAACTCA